TGTCGCCCTGCTCGACAAACACGAACATGCCGGGTGTGACCTCGTCTGAGTGGTTCGCGTCGTCGGCGCGTGTAAGAACGAACGCCTCGTCTCCGTCTCCAGGGTTGGTGACGACGTAGATTCCGTTGAACGGAGCGTTTGACGATGTCTCGTTCTTGACGAGGATTCGATTGCCCAAAAGAACGTTTGCGCTGTCGACGGAGAGCACTCCGACGGAGGTTGCGGTAAGCACTCCGCTGCTGTGGGTGTATCCAGGAAGCGCCGCGTTGGTTGCAAGCTTCACCGACTGCTTGACGTCGAGACCGTTGCGTGCGGCATCTACGTACGCCTTGTTCGCGGCGTCAAGATCAGCCGATGGGGCCGTTACCTGGAGGCGGCCACTAGCGTCACGAAGCGCGAGCGTGCCGTTGGTGTTTGATGCGGTGGCGGCGTTGAGTAGAGAGTAGAACGTGCTCGACAGGAGGCCGGCGTTGCTTGCGTCCGCGAGGTTGAGGGTGAGGCTGACCGTGCCGTTAGACTCGCTTACCGTGAGCGCGCTCGAGTACGTTCCGGCCGAGGAGACCGCATGAATCATCTTGCGCCATGCGGCACCGCTGTACACCTTGATGGTGTCCTCGGTGCTGTTGTAGATCATTCGACCTTCAAAGTTGCCAGACTCTGGGTCAGAACCAAGAACCTCAAACCGACCATTAAGAATCTGGTTCTGGTTGAGATCTAGGTTTACAAGAAACTTGGTTGCCATTGTTATGTTACTCCTCTGCCGACCAAACCTAGGTTAGGTAGGCATATCCTGCGAACGGTGCCGAGAAAGAAATCGTGATAGATGTATTGCTATTATAGCTTACTTGGCCAATGACGACAGTTCCGGCGGTGTCTACAACCATCACCGATGGGCGGCCGCCAAGCTCGTGGACAACGTTCCAGGTGGTCGACGCGACGGCCTGCGTGTGGATGTATCGGGCGGACCCAAGAGCCTCCGGCGTGTAGAACGGCGAAAGCGGCCATTCGCCATTTGCCTTTGGCCCGTAGAACGCGCCGTCCTCGGCGTCGATGTAGATGTCGCCGTCAAAGCCGACGGTCGATGTTGGCACTCCAGAACCTGTAAGTACTCCCGGCCCACGGGGACCAATTGTTCCTTGAGCCCCCGCGGCACTGCCGCTTTGAATCGTCCCGTCAGCCACACCGGATGCACCGGTGCTGATGTCATTGATGAGGTCGACGGGCGTACCGTCGCCGGTGGGAAGAAACGCGAAGTACTTATACGGTCGGACTCCATACAGGCGAACATTGACCTCGTAGGCCCACCCGCGCGGCGACAAAAGCAGGTTGTCGGTTGTCGGAAGGTTGATCGAGAACGACCCCTCATCGCCGAGGGTTGCTGAGACCGTGTCCTCGATGATCACGGCATCGTGGGTATCCACGACGCGGTGTGTCGGTGTAAAGGTTACTCGCCCCTTGGCCGCCTCGCCCGTCGGCGTCACGTAGGTGCCGTAGACCTCGCGGTAGACGACGTCGCTGTCGGTGGACTGATCGTATGCGGCAAATGTCTGAGACGGTATGGCCTCAATGAACGCCTCGGTCGTTGCCTGCGGTGGAATGTCCACAGACGCTCCGGTCGCGAGGTCGATCGCCGACCCGTCGTCTACGGGCAAAAACGCGTAGAACTTGCGTGGCTTGACGCCGTATAGACGGACGCTGACCTCGTAGGCCCACCCGCGCGGCGACAAAAGCAGGTTGTCTGTAGTAGGAAGCTCGACGGAGAATGACCCGTTCGTGTCTAGGGTCGCGACGATCGCGCCCTCAACAATGACGTTGTCGTCTGTGTCAACTACCCTGGAGGTAGGAGTAAACGTTACCCGGCCTTTGGCGGGATCTCCGGAGCCATTAAGATACGTGCCCGTGACGGTTCTTGTCACGACATCATTAGGCCAGGGCACCAGACCTCCATTCCACAGCGCTACCTGTAGATTCTATCCAAAGAGAGCGGTGTCTATTCCTGCGACTCAGCCTCGGGCCTGCTAAATCCTAGGGGGAAGGTCTTCTTTTCTTCCTCGCCCAACATGTCTTGGTCGAACAGCTCCGCACGAGGCTCGCTACACGCGGCAAGCACAGCGTAGGCAGCCGCGTCGGTCCAGTGCGGATCTGAGTCGATCAGCATCGTTCCACGTATGAGAGCGTGAGCGCTGAGCATCGCCGCGACCTCGGATGCGGGTATCGGATCCTCGAGGTCGAGGATGCCTGACCACACAGCTCCAAGTCTTGCGAGCTCGCCAACGCCATTCTCTGACAATCGCTGAGCAGCTGCGGAGTCCGCCGCCTTGACGATCTTCTTGCGCGTGTCCTTGCCGGCTGGCTTGTTCTTCAGCATTGACTACATACTACTATGCAGTCAGACACCGCGAGAGCTGCTAGTCGAGCCAGACGACGTACTCGGCCGTGACGCGGCCGTGCTCGGGGTCAACGAAGTGAAGGCGCTGAGACGGATGTCCCTTTGCGGCAACGAACTCCGCGGCGTAGACGTTCTCCGACTCGGGAGAGCCGGTCACGAAGATGCGGCCACCGTTGGACATCGTAAGAGCCATCGGCGTGTGGAAGTGGCCCATGTAGACGTCCTTGAAGTCTGGAACCACGCCGGTCGCCCAGGCGTTGCACTTGCGTAGGATGCCGAATGCGGGTGTGCCTCCGCCAAACGACTTGATCTCATCTCCATGAACCAGAAGCGCCTTGTAGTTTCCAACGCTCACAATCTGGTACCAGTCGGACGACATCTGCCAGGTGACGTTCTTGAGGTCCTTCGTGCGGTCGGCCGTGATCTTGTAGGAGATCGCGTCGATGTTGTCATGTGCCGGGAGCTCGCCCTTGCGACCGAGGCGGCCGTGATTACCGTACTCACAGACGACGTGCACCTTGTCGAAGAATGCGGCTAGGGTGCGAATCATCATCTCCTCGATGCGCACGGTCTCGAAGAGCTGCTCGAAGAGATGCGCCTCGACCTCCCAGGCCTGACCGGGGAAGATCGTGATGCCTTCCACCATGTCGCCACCGAACATAACGGTGGCCTCACGAACTGGGTGGTGGGTGCGCTGGATCTCCGTAAGCTCCATGACCTTCTGCGTAAACTGCTCCATTCGCTTCGAGCAGATGTCGATGCTGTAGTTGGAGGTTCGCTTTCCAAGCTGCCAGTCGGTCGGGTGGATCAGCGCGTGTTCGGCCTTGCCCTTGCGGGTGTCCTTCGGACGCGATTCAATCTTAAGTGGCTTGCCTCCACCGGATGCAATGGCCGCCTCACGCGCGGCGGCGTACACCGCCTCGGTGATCGTCTCGTTCGCCCGCTTTGCCTTATACTCAGCCTGCTGCGCTCGCTTGAGCGCCTTGCGGAGCTCGGTGATCTCGTCTTCCTTGTGGATGTCGTCTGCAAGACTCATTTGATGACCGTCGTCAGTTCTCCGCGGCGATAGCGGCTAATCACGTTGATCGCAAGCTTATGGCCTCGCTTTGCCATAGCCTTTGAGATATTGGAGGCTGGAATGCTGTGATCATCAAGTGCCTTTATGAAGTCCTTGCGCTCGTCCTCGGGGAGAAGCTCGTAGATCTCCGCGATCCGAGAGCGTGTGCCTCTGTGGCTTTGCTCTTTCTTGATGTCATCAAACAATTTGCCCATGGCCTTTGTACCTCTGCGTTTACGTAGTGTGTTGATACCGATGTCGATGCGTCGGGTCAAACAATAACATGTACTGATACCTGTCATGTATAAGTACGGTACACTTCTGTGATACCATGTCTACCCCGCACTTTGTCCAAGAAAAGTCTAAGTAGGTGACGCCAACCGACGCCCACTTGGTATAGTGTCCAAATCCCAAATGTCACAAAAGTGCAAAATTGATCACTTCTCCACCGGCCCGAGAGACAACTTAGATGCAATCACAAGAAGCAACGAAGCGGCTTAGCATCCGCAAGGTAGCCCTACTCCATGGAATCCCGCAGCGTGTGGTAGCCAGGGCTGTCGCGCAGGGAGAGCTTCCCGCGCTAAAGATAAAGACCGAGACAGGTCGCGAACGCTCGTATATATCGCACGACGACGCTATTGCTTGGATAGTTTCGCTTCAGAGCGAGACAGGCGCCAAGCAATGAGCGCCTGGAACGCAGCTACCGGTAGACTTGGCCCCGCGGCCGAGTGGTACGCCGCCAAGGGCTGGCACATTCTGCCGTGCTACGGCATCGACAACGGCCGCTGCACGTGCGGCGGCGCGCACGCTGAGCCAAAGGACGTCGGCAAGCACCCGAGTATCGCTGAATGGAACAACCAGGCAACGAGCGATGTCAACACGGTAAAGCAGTGGTGGCCCGAGGGCAGCGAGCAGAACGTTGCCGTGTTCTGTCGCCCAAGCGGATTCTTCGTCATCGACATCGACCCTCGCTCCGGCGGGCCCGACTCGTTTGAAAAGTTCGAGGCACTTGTCGACGGTGCGCTTCCACCTACGGTTGAGGCGATCACCGGCGAGTACTCAATCGGCGGCAGGACTGTACGCGGCCGCCACCTATTCTATAGATGCGACGAAGCGGAGCAGCTCGTAGGCAACCTCAAGAAGGCTGGCCTCGGCGGCATCGACATCAAACACAACGGCTATGTGTTGATCGCACCTTCTCGTCACTTCTCCGGGGTCTGCTACGACTGGGCGCCAGGAAAGGCGCCGTGGGAAATCGAGATGGCGGAGGCTCCTGAAGAGTTGCTTGCAGCTCTTCGCAAGAAAGGGTCGTCGCGCGGTGGTACAGCGCTTGGTGAGGGCGACTGGGGCTTCCTTGACTCGCTCGACTGGTCAGGCGAGCGGGTTGACATTGATCGTCTTCTTACCGAAGGCATTGACGAGGGTTCACGCGCCGTTGACATCTACGCGATGTCGTGCGCGCTGGCGAACAAGTTTCCCGTCAATACCGAGGCTGGTCGCCTCGCCGTTGAGACACGATGATGATTCGGTTCAACGCCGAGAAGGTTCGCCCGCCGCTGGAGATCGAAGGGCCTGGTGGACTGCTTATGCACGTCCGAAGGGCGATACAGTTTGTCGTAGACAACCCAAAGACTGAACGCTTGTGGCCTGGACTCAAGGAGTGGGCGGACAAGTCTACAGAGGAGAGCCGTGCATCGGTCACATCAGCCAGACAGAAGCAGAAGTCTAGTCCTGCCGAAGCGCCTAGCTATTCTTCTAGTCTTCCCGGCACTATCGGGGGTGCTGTCCATAGCTCGATGGTTGATGGCGACTCGCTCGCGACAGCGACTAGTCTTGCTAACATTGACGTTCCTCTCGACCCTGATGCTCTTAGCGAGGACGAAGGCGGAGAGCCAGGAAAGAGAAGTCTTACTGACACTGGAAATGGACGACGACTTGTTGACTCCTTTGGCCCCGCAATACGATACACTCCAGGGCTTGGCTGGTTTCACTGGGATGGCGGGTATTGGAAGCCCGACGTCGAGAGTCTTGAGATGCGTGAGCTTGCTAAGAAGATCGCGCCGATCGTCGCGAGTGAAGTTGTTCACTATCTTGATGACGCGGACAAGCAGTCCGAGGTAATCCGCTGGGCGCAGCAGGCCAAGTCAAACGCCCGCATCAATGGCTCAATTGAGAGCGCTACGTCTGACCCACGAGTGCAGGTTGCCGTGGAAACATGGGACAGCGATGAAACGCTTCTTGGTGTAGCCAACGGCGTCATCGACCTGCGGACGGGCGAGCTCCTCAAGGGCAGGCCTGACCTATACATCACGCGGCGTGCGCCGGTCGCCTACAATCCGGGAATTCGCAACGTGCGCTGGGAGCAGTTCATCGACTTCGCAACCGGCGGCGACAAGGAGCTTCAGGAGTGGCTGCAGAAGGCGGCCGGGTACTCGCTGACTGGTCTGCGCACCTACGACATCATGTTCCTCGTCTACGGTCCGCCAGGCTCCGGTAAGAACACAATGGTCGAGGCACTGGTCAAGGCGATGGGCACGTCGCAGTACGCGTGGCCTCTTGACTCGAGCATCCTCGCGCAGGGCGACGGCCAGGCGCATGGCTCGGATCTATATCACTGGGCCGAGCTTCGCGGTCGGCGCATGGTGTGGGTCGACGAGTTGCCGGAGTCCGAGCGCATGAAGGAGAACTCCGTAAAGAAGCTCACCGGTTCGTCCGAGATCTCGGCACGTTCGCCTGGAGAGAAGCCGTTCACATTCCAGTCTCGCGCCAAGCTTTGGATCACGACAAACCACAGACCTATCATCACCGATGACGCGATGTGGCGCCGAATCCGACCCATTCCGATGACGCGCGTTCCAGAGAATCCCGACCCGGATCTCAAGCACTATCTGTTCGACCCAGAAGGTGGACTGCCGGCGGTGCTGTCTTGGGCAGTTGAGGGTGCGATCAAGTTGCTTGGGTCGAGCGCACGAGACGCCCTCGGCTGGTGCTCCGTCGTCAGCGAGGCGGCCGAGATCTATCGCAAGAACGAGGACCGCATCGGATTCTTCCTGACCGAGGAGACCAAGGAGGTCGACGGCGCGGCCACTCCGATCAAGGCAATCTACGCCGTCTATCGCGTGTGGTCTGAGGAACGCGGCGAGAAGCCGATGACCCAGATCGCGTTTCAGCGGAAGCTGTCTGAGCGAGGCCTTGAGATCAACGGCCTCGGGTCGCGTGCCGAGATTCGCAACTACATCTTGGTCCCCCGAGCCGTCCCGACCGGGGAGGTTGACTGGGGAATTGCAACGAGATTTGCTCGCTAAAAGATTTGCCTAAAAGCGGCCGTGTGTACAAAAGACTGTGTAGTATAAACACAGCAAGATGTCTTGGGCCAATGGGAGAGAGGCATCTGTTGGGGCCGGGGTGCGCGAGCGCCCCGGCTCCGCTACTATGTTTCGTCGGTTAGCCGCTTATCCTTGAGACCGTTGACAAGACGATGAACCGTTCCGGCATGCCACTTGTCTCCGCGCACCGGAGCAACGCCGTCGGCGTTGAGCATGTCGGCGATCTTTGCGTATGACACGCCCTTCTCACGAAGCTCGAGAATGCGTCGGCGGGTCTCGACGGGAACCTTTGTCTTGGGCCCAACGTCTACGCCCCACTCCTTGCCCTTCTCGCGACGGTCACGATGAACGTCCTTCTGACGCTCGGCAATGATCGCCCGCTCCATCTCGGCCAGGGCCGACATAATCGTGACGACAAAGCGCCCCTGATAGCTCGCGGTGTCGAGGTTGAGATCGAGCATGACGATGCGCCACTCGTTTGTGTTGGCTCGATCGACGATGCTAAGAAAGTCCTTGGTCGATCTTGCCAGACGGTCGATCCTGGTCACGAAGATCGCGTCTGCGTCTCCGCTGTCTAGTCGCTCGAGCGCGTTTCGAAGAACTGGGCGACCGGTGATTGACTTGCCCGACCTGCCCTCCTCGCGAAGAAGCTCGATCTCGTCGTCGGCG